ATTAAATCCATATAGTCCTGTTGATGGAAGTTCTGGAACTTGTGTTCCTTCTGGTTATCAAGTAGCCAACGAAATACCAATAAATATAAATTTTAATCTATACATCTATACTAGACATACAGATGATACGATGCAAATCGTGGAACAGATTATGCCATATTTTGTTCCAGACCATATAATTAAAATAGATTTCAATGAAGTAATTAAAAACGTAAACATACCCATTACAATGGGACCCAATAATTTGAGTGAAAGATTTGATGGTGATTTTTCAACTAGAAGAATAAATATTGCTTCTTTCAGTTTTGTAGCAAAAGCATATATTTTTGGTAAACTTATTCCGACTACTACTTATAATAGTTTATCCGTTTCTATTGAGGGATTGGGTGTAACATTTGGAATAACAGATGAATATTAATAAAAATTTGGCTAATTTTTTTTCAGTTCCAGAAAATAAAATCTCAAGTGAAAATAAAAATTTACAGGGGGGTACTTTTGATTTTAATAATTTTGAAAAAGATTACAAACTAGTACAAGAAAATTTAAAATCTTTAATAGGGACAGGAAATGTTGCTTTAGAAACTGCATTAAAGGTAGCTACCGAATCAGATAGTCCAAGAGCATTTGAGGTCGTTGCAATACTTTTAAAAACCATGGCTGACTTAAACAATAATGTTTTAGATGTACACAAAAAAGCAAAAGATACTACCAGTTCAAAAGTAGAAGTAAAACAAACAAATAATTCTGTTTTTATTGGTTCAACAAAAGATTTACAAAATTTATTAAATAAAGAAAGAAGCACCAATAAAGATGTTGTTGATGCTGAGGTGATTGAAAATGAGAAAAGGGAATGATGTACAAGGTTATAGAAATAACCCAAATTTAAAACTCCCCGGAGTTGAATTACAATATACAAAAGAAGAACTTGAAGAATATATAAAATGCGCAAAAGATCCCGTATATTTTTGTGAAAAATATGTAAAAGTAAAAACTCTGGACAGGGGTATAGTTCCTTTTGATTTATATCCTTATCAAAAAAAGTTTATAAATGCAATAGATCAAAATAGATTTGTAATTTCTAAATGGCCTCGTCAGTGTGGTAAATCTACGTGTGTAACCAGTTATATATGCCATTATATAACCTTTAATCAAAGTGTAAATGTCGCAATTCTGGCAAACCGTTTAAAAACTGCAAAAGAAGAATTATTCTCAAAACTTCAACTTGCATATGAAAATTTACCACATTTTCTTCAACAAGGAGTTGTAGAATGGAATAAGACGAGCTTTAAGCTCGAAAACGGCTCTAGGGTCATGTGCGACGCAACATCGTCTACAGCGATCCGTGGCGGCTCTTATAACCTATTGCTGTTAGACGAGTATGCATTCTTGGCAAGCCATTTGGCAGAAGAATTTTACACATCAACGTACCCTACAATTTCAGCGGGTACTACTACAAAATTAATCATAGTTTCTACACCAAATGGAATGAACCATTTCCATAAATTGTGGGTAGACGCAAAAAGACCGGATGGGCATAAATTAAAAAATAAATTTATTCCCGTAGAAGTTAGTTGGAGAGAAACCCCAATAAGTCCGGGAACTCCAAAACTGAGAGATGATGTATGGGCACAAGAACAAATTGCAAACACCAGTGCAGATCAATTCGAACAAGAATATGGTTGCAATTTTTTGGGTTCTTCGAATACTTTAATATCATCAAGCAAATTAAGTGTTCTAGCATCAGAGGAATGTTTGAGCGAAGATAAAGAGGGTCTTAAAATTTTTGAAGAGCCTAATATAAACAAAATATATTTTGTTATGGCCGATGTGTCTAGGGGGCAAGGTTCAGATTATTCTGCATTTACTGTCATCGATGGAACTTCAAGCCCATATAAAGTAGTTGCTACTTTTAAAAATAACACAATAAGTCCATTTAATTTTCCAACTGTTTTGAAAAAAATTGGTGAAAAATACAATAATGCTTATATTTTAGTTGAAACAAATGATATAGGTGCCCAGGTTTCGTCTATTCTTTATAATGACTTAGAATATGAAAATTTATTGATGACAAGAATAATGGGAAGAAAGGGTCAAATTTTATCACAAGGTTTTGCTAGCAGTAAGAGCGAGATGGGTTTGAGAACTACAGCACAAACTAAAAAACTAGGCTGTGCTATTTTAAAACGTTTAATAGAAGAAGATAAAATTTATTTAAATGATGAAAGAATAATTCAAGAATTGATGGCGTTTGTTTCTAAATCAAACACATATAAAGCCGAAGAAGGGCATAATGATGATTTAGTTATGACTTTAGTATTTTTTGCTTGGTTGTGTCGTCAAGAATATTATGCAGATTTGATTGAAAGTGCTAAATTTAATTATGAAGATGCCAAAAAACCTGAAGACGACAATACATTGTTTATGCTTGATAGCAAAAATTTAGATGAAGATGATGATTTTATCAGTGATGGTGCGATTTGGAGCCCGTTATAATTTTCTAAATATTACATAGAAAAGGTATATCAATGGCATCATTAAGTTCCTTTATTAATCCAAGTCACTATACAAGACAAACTTTAGGTACAGAATTTTTAGCAGGAATGATTTGTGGTGCTACTTATTCTAACGCATCCTTTACTGGCGCAAATGGTCCAAATAAAGATCCGGGTGGTCTTTTTGGTCTTCTTTTATATTCAAGAAGCAATACTGCTTATTTTAATCCGGCAAAGGGTTTTACCACAGATAAATATATCGTTTATACAAATTCTGGAGATTTAGTAAACGATTTAAATAAACTTTCTGGGATTACAAACTGTCTTTTATCTTCGAATACAGGAGCATCTGCCGCAATTTTTACAAATATTGGTTCCGAAATAACACCAACAAAAATTGGATATGACTTTTTACATTCGATAAATTATTTGGCCTACGGTGGCAGTTTAGTTATTGCTGGAGAAACTGCTGGATTTAATACTTTCCAATCACAAACAGGAAAGTATCTTGATGTTATTATTGCAAAAGATGGAGAAAGTTCTATTGCTTCTTGGCTAAACGATCAGCCATATTGCATAGGAATTTTTCCAACAGAAACAACTAATGGTCTAACGGGATCTTCGCAATCAATGAGAAATTTTAGTTCTTTGGCTGCAGGAGCATCTTTGCTTGGTGATTATGGTAAAAGAATTTTTAATATCTATGGAACAAAAAGCCAATCAACAGCAACAGAAGGAACAAATTATAATATAAGTTCTCTATATGAGAATGGATCTCTTTCATATACTATCACAACTGCAACAGATGTTGCCGGATTTGCTGCCAGAGCAAAAGATAGAAATGAACAATATCTCACAATTGGTGGTTTAGATAGAGCGATTGCAATAAATGGAACTATTAATGATTCGATTGATTGGGCTAGCTTAACAAAAACAACTCTCAGAAATGCCAGAGTAAATTTCTTTGTGACTTATAGCCCAAGGTTCTTGGGGTCCGATTTAGTTGGCGCTACAGCTGGCACAACTGTTACAGTTGGTGACAGAATTGGCCCAGCAAGAATGAAATTGGAATTGACGAAAAAAATAACCGATATCGGTTTAAAATATTCTTTCGATATTAACAATGCTACAACAAGAGAAGCAATTACTTCAGAAATTCAAACATCTTTAGAACCATATAACCCATACTTACAACCAAGTGCAACACAAATTATATGCGATTCTTCAAATAATACAGATAATTCTTCTATTTTAAACATCAAAGTAATTATAAAACCCCTTCTCGGTGTGGAGTCATTTACCATAGACATTAATCTCACACAATAATGACAAATTCACTAATAAATTTTAAAAATTCATTTAATGGTGGAACAAGGCCAAATAGGTTTGAAGTTTTTGCCACTTGGCCGTCAGCGGTAACATCAAGACCCGGACAATCTTTTAAATTCAAAGTAGTATCGGCTTCTTTGCCTAGAGCAAAAATAAACACAATAGGTATTCCATATCGTGGAAGAACTATAAGTTATGCCGGAGATAGAAGTTATGAGCCATGGATTGTCGGTATATATGATGATGGAGAATCGGCTAGCACATGGCGCGCTTTAAATCAATGGAAAGAAGCATTGGATGGTCACTATAATCATAAAGTTGCCAATAATGATTATAGTTATTCAAATTTACAAACAACTTGGACAGTAAAACAATTGGGTCTTAATGGAAATATATTAAGAACAATAAATTTATATAAGTGTTGGCCCAACGTAATTGGCGATATCTCTTTAAATATGGGTGAAACCAATTTTGTGGCTTTTAATGTTTCGTTGACTTTTGATCACATGGAAATTGTTTCTGGATTAAGAAACGGAGCACAAATATAATGCTTAATCAATTCAAAAGCAATTTTCAAGGTGGAACTAGAGCAAATCGTTTTGAAATTACGGGAATTATACCCGGTGGCGGCAGTTTTACAAAATTTCATGTAAGATCTACTCAAGTTCCACAGCTGTCATCCACTACATTAGAATATTCTCACTTTGGAAGAAAATTTTATTATCCCGGGGAAAAACAGTATTCAACTTGGTCTTTCAGTGTTTTGGATGATACTGGATCCGGAAAAGATTTGTGGTCAGCATTTCACACATGGCAAAATTTAATTAATAAGCATGATACCAATCAATCTTATATTTTAAATTCCACAAATTCTTATAAAGCAGATAACTGGAAAATAAAACATTTAAATTTAAATGATTCTGGTAATCCATTAAAACAATATGTAATGCATGGTTGCTGGCCAACATCAATAGATCCAATTGGTTTGAATATGACTTCAAACAACTTGTTAAATACTTTTAACGTGATCATTGTTTATGATTATATTGAATTACTCGGTCCAGATGGTGCATTTATTACAAAAATAACATAAGGAAATTTATATTATGGAAATTGAAGTTTTTGGCTTTCAGTTTGGCGCCGAATCAAAGAAAAAAGAAACTACAGAAAAAAAAGCTTTACAAGCTTTTGCCGCCCCCGAGTTATTTGATGGAACTGTAACTGTTGAAGCTGGAGGATTTTTTGGAACTGCACTTGATTACGCATCAAATATGCGTGATGAGAATTCTTCAGTAATTCAATACCGAAATATGTCGGTTTATCCGGAAGTAGATAATGCTGTAGATGAAATAGTAAATGCTTCTATTGTTTCTGGCACAGATAGAAAACCAGTAAAAATTGATTTGGCAGAAGTTCCTTTATCAGAAAATATTAAAGTTAAAATATATAAAGAATTTGATAATATTTTAC